GGGGTTCATTGTCTGTGGAGTGGTCAGCAGGGACTTCCATGTGTGTGGTGGCTCCACTGGGTGGGTGGCCATTACCCCACTGATACCACAAAATCACTGGCGTGTCAGGGCTTTAGCAGCCGCCAGAATGTCAGCAGCTGACATGTTCTTCAAATCTTTGGCTGTGGGTCTGACTGGATTTCCACCCTTGCGTGGTGGCGCCACCACGCCAGCGGCTTGACGCTGGGCTTCTTTCCGCGCGCGGCTGACCTTTCTGTCAGCTTCTTTCTGAATCCGGCTTTGCTTTCCCTTTGCAGCCCAGTAGGCCGTTTCCAGGTCAAGGGACTGATTCTGTTCCAGAAGATGCTGGACTTCAGACCTTAGCCCCTGGTCATCTTTGAAGTCTGGATGGGCTGTCAGGAAAGACTGATAGTCATCTTCAGCAGCCATAGCCCGATACTCAGCTTCCATGGGTTCCAGGACATCCCTCAGACGGCGGCTGACTTCCTGTTCAATGCGCGCTTGAATGCTCTGTTCATTGAAGGGATCATATTCAGGAAGTTCACCGTCAGTCTTCAGTGTGGCTGACCCTTTCAGAAGGGCTTCCCTTTCCCTGATGAAGTCCCGGCGCTGTTCAGCCAGTTCCTGGGTCTTCCTGGTGTAGTCACCCTGCATCTGCTTCATCAGCTTGGCAATGTCTGGGGGAACTGCTTTGATAGCGTCTTCCCAGGACAGGGACCGGCGTCTGGTGGCTTCCCCTGGGGCTGTTTCTTCCACTTCCACTTCACCAGACATGTCAGCGTCTTCAGCGCTGGCCAGCTGGTCTTCAGTGGCGGCTTCTTCAGTGGCGGCTGTCATCTCAGCCAGGACGGCTTCAGCCGTGCTTTGATGTGCTGGGGTGGTCATCTTGACTCCCTTTCATCGTTGAATGAGTTTGATGGGTTGACCCACCTGGGAATACCAGCCTGGATTCCAGCCTGGCGCTAAGACAAAGCGGACTGGGCGCCCAAATAGGGCAGACCCCAGTTCCAGAACGCTGACGTTCTTAATCCTGGACAGGATGAAAGTTCGCCAGCCAGGAAGTTCCCCAGTGGCGCTGGCTGACTGGGGATCAACATACAAGTGGAGGTATTTGGTTCCATTTGGGCCTATCCAGACAGCGTGTGGGTTTCCCACGCGCTGACCTATCTTCCCTGGTGTCCCTTCTGGCTGCCACTTGTCGTCATAGTAGAACGTCACAGGCTGTCGCCGTTCGATGGCGTCTATCAGACTGGATTCTGTCCCACCCTGATACGCGCGGTAATACGCCTGCTGGCGTGTCCTGGGAATCACCGTCTGACGGCGCTGCATACCAAACATGGACAGCAAGCGCTGACGGATAGACAGCATGGCCATGGTCAGCCCCTGGGGCGCATACGGCCAGCAAAGTCAAAGTCTTCAGCCACTTCCACTTCAGCTGGCCCGGCTTTGATCTCCACTTCCACTTCACCTTCACTGGGCATGTCCAGGAAGTCAGCAAACCCTTTGTCTTTGGCCAGCTTAAGAAGATGGGCTGTGATGGCCGTCAGTTCTCTGTCACCTTTGATTTGTTCCAGGGTCACAGGGAACGGCTGGCCATAGTCATCAGCAGCTGCAGCCAGCATGGCCAGCATTCTGACCACTTCTGGTTCCAGTCTGACTTCTGGTTCAGAATAGGTGATGGGTTCCAGGTCCAGCCCCATCACTTTGGCCGCGTCGCTGATGGCTTTGGCCAGCGCTGTCAATACGCGCGCATTGTATGGGCTGTCTGGTGCTGGAATCAGTCCGGCCAGTTCATCTTCAATGACCGCGTCAGCATCCATGGCCACAGCAGCCAGGTCAGCAGGAATGTCAGCTGGGGGAGTATACAGGGGCATCAGATCAATCCTTCTTCTGGTGGCGCCATGGCCATGTCTGGGGTGGGTTCAGCCATGGCTTCAGCTTCAGGCTGTGGCGCTGGCTGCGTGAACGATTCTGGAAGCTGGTACGTCCTGACCAGTTCTTTCAGGATGTCTTCTGGTGGCGCGCCCAGCTGAATCAGCAGTGGCGCCAGACGTTCCAGCGCTTGCTGTTTGGCCAGCGTGCTGATGGGCGTACCGCCAGGGTCAACCGCCCAGTACTGGAAGTCCCCAGTCAGGTCTGTGGCTGACAGGATGGTGGGGCCTACTGGGTTTGGAAGCGCCAGCGGTTCAGCGTCATCACCCAGCACCACAGACAACATGATGTTGTATGTCCTGGCGGCTTCTGTGATGACACCGTCACGAATGCGCGCATATCTTCCGATTTCAGATGACGTGTAAGAAGACAGCAGCTGCTGTTCAGTGGCTGTGGACTTAGTCACTTCACCGCGCGTGAATGGCGCCAGAAGTCCAGCTTCCCTGATGTCATTTTCCACTGTGGCCGCGTACAGACTGATGTCAGCTGGGATGGGCGCCTGTGGAACAGACATGATGTTTCCTTCCAACGGGAAACCAGGTTGAAGGTCTATTTCTATGAACTCACCGTCAAGCCCCTGGGCGATCTTAGCGGCTGCATCTTCAGCCAGAAAGCCAGCCCTGACCAGCCACTGGCGCGCCATGCGTCTGACGCCCTGTGCATTATACGTTCTTAGAATATTCAGTTCAGCAAACTGGTCTTTTGAGCGCTGAAGAAGGGAATAGCCCCGTAATGGCGTGTCAGGGTCACGGCTGAAATATAGCGGTACGATGGGAACAATAGGGCGACCACTGGCTGACTTGAATGGTATCCCTGTCTTTTCATGCGTCAGTTCCGGTTCAGCGTCAGCGTCTTCTTCCAGCGCGCCAGTCTGGACGGTGATTCCTTCAAACAGGAAGGACTGACCACTGTCATAGTCTTCAGACCAGACCAGCAGCTGGTCATGGACCAGGTCATACAGTTCCACCACCCTGACCCACTGCTCTGACGCTGGCGTGGTGGCTGACTGCTGAACGCCCAAATAGTTGTCACGGCCAGCGATGTCAGTGGATTCAATCCATTTGGTGTATTCACGCGGTCTGAACTGGTCAGCTGACTTTCCATATCTGACTTCAGCTTCAGCCAGTGGCATCAAATAGATGTGACCTGTCCAGCGCTGCTGGTCCCATGAACACGCGGTGGAGTCCACCACCACTTCCCAGGGTGGTAGTGCGGCTGTGGACACGCGCTTCAGTGGGTCCACAGACTCCACCACGCCCAGCTTTAGAAAGGAACAGGGATAAATCAGCGCCAGCCTGGTAGCGTCTTCAAGCTGTTCCCTGATGGTCAACAGATACTGGTTTGCCGTGGTCTGGGCTATTTCAGCATTGCCACGCGCGCGGACATCAGGCTGGACAAACACGGTGGGATTCTTAGAATACAGGCTTCCCAGGTATGATTCCACTACAGCGTATGCGCGGGGGACTTCAGTTCTCAGAATACCGTCCAGCGTTGGATATGAATCATTTGACCAGAAGCGAGTCATGTAAAGCGCGCGAAGCTGGCGCAGTTCGTCACGCTTCTGTTCCCAGTAGACAGTGTGAGTGTCCACGATGTTCTGAACGTCATCTGGTGTCAACATGGCTGAAATCCTACCCCATATGGCTGGATGATGTGTATCAGAATGGAAGCCCTGACGCTCGAATCCTACGCGCGCGGCTGGCGGCTATCAGGTCATCAATCCGGGTTCTGTTGCTGTGCATGGCTGCTGTTCGCCAGCTGCTGGGGACATCCCTTAGACATCTATACGCCAGCGCCATGGCCACAGCGCTGTCATCATGGCCACCCTTTGGCGCTTCTGGCGCTACCTTCCCAGCTGGAATGGTCAGTGACCGAAGTTCCATCCATGTGGGCCTGTCCATGATCTTGATGATTTCCAGTGATTCACGCAGTGTGTCAAATGCGTCCAGCTTTGACTGTAGCGTGGTCACCCATGGCTTCCCTGATGGGGCGCGCCACTGCTGATGGTATCCACAGTGTTGGAGTTCCAACAGCACCGCGTGGCCGTGGTTGTTTGACTCACACAGAACCAGGGCGCTGTTGTAGCGGCTGGCCACTTGAATGATTCTATGGGCCCACTTTGCTGGGGTGATGGTGTTGTTTCGTTCCACATACACAGGCTGACGCGTGGACACAGACACCACAGCCAGGGCTGAATAATCGCCACCCACGCCACCACCAGTGTCCACGCCCATCACATACCTGTCATGGGGATGTGGCGGTTCTATTTCCCGGCCATGGCCAGCGCCGTTCAGCTGATGTTCCACCACATGAATACTTCCCAGGACTTCTTCACCATAGTATCCACCTTCTCTGTCCAGAAAGCAGTCTTCCATACAGCCAGGGTATTCCTTCCTGGCTTTATGGTCTGACCCCAGCCGCGCGCGTGTCCTTCTGTACCAGGACAGCTGGCCAGCCGTCAGCCCATACGCTTCCATCATCTGCTGTTCAGCGTCAGTGATGTCTTCCACAGACTCCACATCTGAGTCTGTGTATGACTCCCACCACCAGTGTGTCAAAAGTTTCCAGCCGTT